CCGGGCACGGGGGGGCCCCAGACCCCTCCCTCCATCCTCTCAGAACCTTTGACTAAAATCTAGTGATATCTAATAATCATTACTCTGTCGAGAACAAGTTGGGTTAACTTGGGGTAAGTTGGGTTAACTTGGGGTAAGTTGGGTTAAGATCACTTTATTAAGTCATCTCTTCAACAACTGTGAGTCTTCTCAGTAAAGCTGCCATGGTGAGTTCATCCAAGTCGGGGTACCATTTGAGTGGAGGTAAGTTGGATGTGATCCAAATCTTGTCGGCCAAGAAAGGTCTGGTAGTTCCTTTTCCTTCCACAAGAACTGGGTAACGGTCCAGCCACCGGAGCAAGTGCGATATGTCAATGGTGCCTCGAAACTCATCGAGAATAACAGATGATTGATCAACATATCCGTCGAACCTAGAGTTAACGTTTAGAATACCATTTGGTCCGGGGATCTTTAGGATAAGCCGCCAGACCGGCTTCTTCCCAAGCTCTACGAGTTTTGCCAGTTCCAGATGCGCCCCAATAAACAGTTGTGGTTCGAACAATTGGAGGCGCGTGAAGATGGTTTGTCGCAATGCCTTGGAGCGTACGATAATAACGTACTCGCACATCTGCGGGGATGGCCATGAGGTTTCCAGATTTAGCATTGTCCCAGACTGAATCCCAATCAGTGGACTCGTTGCGGTTGAAGGGTTTCCGTCCCAGCTCGAACTGAGTTCCTTCGACGCGAGTATCTTCTTTCCAGACGTAAGAGGCCGCGGAATCAGATCTACTTGGCTCCCAATGAGCTGTTCCATGAAAGCGTTTGAGGAAGGAGAGCCGCTGTGGCTTGAGGAGGTTGACATAGACTTGGAAGTGATCGAATCCTCCTTCTCCGAGTTCTCGTTGTCCGCGAAACCAGGCGAACCCTGTTGGGAGATCATCAGGCGGGAGCCAACCGGAGGCGGCGGGGATGGTGCCGAGCCAATAACGATGGGGTCTGAGTAAGTTCCTTTCATTGATTCCCGAATGTTGCGACGTTTTGAGATAGTTATGATGGGCAAATGGTTATTTGACGGGGAAATCGCTCTGTTTATATAAGGAATGAGGCTGTGGGGAACACATGCTTTATTAGGAACGGGGGGCATGTTGGTATCAAGGGTCTACATGCTGTGATACATGCTACTGGGGTACAGAGGTGGTTGATAGTACCACAGGGTTCTCCACACATACCTGTTGGTCTACATCCTTGGTATCAATACGGACCCAATGGCCCTGTTTGTATGTATTCTGTTTGAGGTCCCCTGCTTTGGTGACAGTACTGAAGTCGGTGTTATCGGGTAATCTGATCCGCATAGTCCGCTTTTGTCTGAATGCAACCCCACCTTGGTAATTTGACGGCCATCGGCCGACAGTGTTGGTTCCAGTAGTACCAGTGTTGACACCTGATACCGTGGGGTCATTGATAGTACGGAAGAATATCTGCTTTTGGAAACGAGAGGTACCGAGACTGGTACCAGCGTCAGTTGCATACTTTGAGCCATCAATAGTGAAGTTCTTAGGTCCTTGTATGAAATGTCTCTTGTGTTCACCGGGGTTGAACTTGAGGACCACTTTCTGAACAGAGAATTGCTTATGCAGCTGTGTCCACATGCTGCACATTGACCCTTCATTCCTGAGGATATCAAAGGTTCCTGACGTAACCGCATATGATGTATTGAGGTAGGAGTACCCATTGTTGTAGTCATTAGATGAGTTGTTGGCAACCGTAGCAGGTGTGTCTGTGATTGCGTTACCTTTAGGTGAACAGATATACATCTCAACGGTAATCACATGGGAGGACGTACTCTTGAACTCCATGGCAGTGTAGCTGTTGATGATATGGAGGGGCTGTTTATACCTAATGTTATTACCAGCACCTTGAGAGGTGTTGCTTTCCCAATCGTTGCCCATAGTCTTTTCATTGAACAAGATAGAGGCCGCATCCCAAAACTGAAGACAAGTGAACTGATCGAACGACTTGGCGTTGTTATCCGTCACACATAGGCCCCATTCATCACGGGTAGTCTGGAGCAGTCGCGCATCTGAGATATACGTATATACCCCAAATGGTTTATCATAGTCTAGAACCTTCTCTACTTTCTTACGAAACCTCTTGCCGACTTTAGGGCGCCCGTTGATCGCCTTGATACGTTTCGTCTTCTTCCAAGCGTTACCATATCCGATGGATCGAGTATAGGAACGACGTCGTCGAGTTCTTGTTCCCACAGCTGAGCGAGAACTGGATCCACTGCCGAACATGAAGCTGCTGGCACTGAGTGGTCTAGCTGATAGTCGGTTTCTGCCACCGGGAGTGACACCTCGTTGGGCGCGGAGCGAAATAAGGCGGCGCATCGCGTTTTCAGTGTTAGCCACTTGGCGCGCGCTTTTGATATTAAGCCTTGGAAGATGTCCACCTTTGCGTTTCATGGGAAAGAATTATGGGAACTTTTCGCCTTATATAGTAGTTTTGTAACGAGTTACGTCGCTATAGTAGGTAATACTGGCGTTACAGAACGCGTCTACTATAGCAACTCCATGTTTGGCACTCTCGGGGCTGCCGCCCTGCGACCCGCTTCATGGGGCGTGCCCCCCCAAACCCGGCATATACACCTCTACGCCGGTGGGGCACCTGGGCTGGGTGAACAACAGCACCAGCTAGGGACTCAGGCCGTCCGGGCACGGGGGGGCCCCAGACCCCTCCCTCCATCCTCTCAGAACCTTTGACTAAAATCTAGTGATATCTAATAATCATTACTCTGTCGAGAACAAGTTGGGTTAACTTGGGGTAAGTTGGGTTAA